GATAGTGAACTGGGCAGCATTAAGACCAGACCACGGCGCCCAAGCGAATTTCTGCTTCTTGGCTAGGTTCTCGATGGAGAAATCAAACACATAAATACGGTTATTTTCTGTATTTGGTATCGTCTTAGTGACTGTAATGTAAGCCTTGTTCTTGTAAACCATTGAAGAGATATTGCTGACATAGGACTCTTGAACGTCAAACATGTCGTCTTCTATAACGCTACTCTTAAGATCCGATCCTGTAGCGGAAATGGTCATCAAAGTTGCAGTAGGTTCTACTGTCTGGCCCTGAATGGCTGCAAATCCAACAAACTTGTCGTTTTCCATCGCTGGAAACATAAGCCTGTTGTTGTAATTGAATAGACCATGAGGAGATCTTGAGCCATAAGCTGTCTTGATACGAAGTTGTACCCAGTTAGCAGCAGTAGTATCTGGCATGTAGATAACCCATGTAGATCTTTGGCAATTTACTACGATGGAGTTGTCATGAATGCCAAGAGTCCTTGGGATATCCCCAGAAGTGTCACCAATTCTGATGAAGTTTAAAGCTGGAAAAGTGTAAGGAGATCCAATCTCTGAATATTTGACTAGATCCTCTGTCCTATCAATGTAGAAGATCCTACCCTGATGGAACAATAAAGCTTCTGCCCCTGTGGATATAACGCCGTTATCGCTTGGAGCCTCAGCACCCAGATCGGCATCTACAATGGCATCTTCATAGCTAGTGGTGGTGTTATCTGCAATGGTCGCTAATCTGAAGAATACAGTACCGCTAGCTACCGTCCTATAAAGCCTTCGAGAATTTACCCCAAAGCTTTGATGAGCAACAGGAATGCTAGTGATAAGACCGTTTTGACTAGCAAATGTAAATGTACCAGTAGCATCGCCAACATCGCTTTCCACCAAGTTAGAATTAACGAAAAGTACCTTATACTGATAATCACCAGTCAACACGTTGCCAGTAGCAGCATTGGAGACAGCCATCGACTCAGTAGGAGGATATACACTCATCCTGGTAAACTCGCTACCGTTCCATTTTCCTGGAATATTTGCACCATCTGAAAAGAAGATGTAATCCTCGTATTCTGTGGAATGCACCCTGTTGCCAGCAGTAAACATGCACTTGGAAGAAGTCACTGAAATGAATGAAGTACCCTGTAAATCATACAAAGTACCGTCCCACCAAGCGACCATAGTCTCTGAACCGTCAGAAGCATGACGGGTATAAAGTCCGTCACAGACAAAGGAGCCTACTGATGCTGTGTTGAGCTGAGTAGTACCACCTCTGGTCTCTACAGAACCGTTGCCAAATATGACGTTCATACAATCAGGACTCTCATTATCGAGAATCCATTGCCTTACTATCTTAGTATTCAAGCCCCCGTCTAAGCCAATCCTGCCCTGAGCGGGGTAGATTACGTTAAACCGTGAAGCCATAGAAATATACCTCGTCTAGTGATACTGGTACGTCTGAACCAAAATACTCGTCTTTTACTCTAGCTGGTCTGTCAGCTCGTAGCCTTCTCTTACGCTGCTCTTTGGCCTTTAATACGGTCAACCTCCACTGAGCGATATAAGTGTTATAAAGAGGAATATTCTGATCTTTGATAGCCATATGAGCTAATACGTAGTCTATAAGATCATCCCGATACTCCTGAGGTACTTGGATAGGATCCGTATTTGAGCATATGTCCTGTGGATAGCTGTATGTCCTAATCTGGATAACGTCTCCAGTAGTGTCTGGAGTCGGATACAGGATAATATTATCGTCCCATACAGCATACGCTCTGGGAGTACCCGTAGGATCCGAAGTGGAAGTTTTTGGATCACGGCGCAAAGGAAGCTTCCAAAGTTTATCATAATCATAACGTACCTCTTTGATAGCTAGAGTATTTTCAGGATACGTCAATGTTCTGGTGTCTGCCGTTGAATCAGTCTGATAGGTATTTTCTATGACCCATCCCTCTTTAGCTAATTCGTCTTGAGCTGAGAAAATCAAAGCTCTAAGCATCTGATCGCTGAAAAAGGTGTCTCCTTCAGCATTATATCGTTCTCTTGCTCTCGTTTGAATGTCCGATACTGTAAGAGCCATTTTACACTCCTGTCCATGTAGTTGTAGTGTACGTTTGCTCAGTCCATGAAGCTGAGGTAACGGTCCCAGTTGTGTAAGTTGTTAGTGATTGTGCTATTAGATTAGTTGTGTTGTCCGGATATACATAATACCAGTCCCGATTGAGCCTAGAAACCTGGGCCATGCTGCTATCTAGTCCCATGGTGTCATCAATCTGCTTAGTTACGTTCTTCCCAATATTAGGAGTAAATCCTAACGAGTTGTCTATCTGCTTCGTAACACCAAACTGTGGATCCGTAGCAAACCCCAAAGAATTGGTAATCACCTTGGTCATCTGAAGCTCGAAATCAGTCTGAGCACCCCAGACGTTTTCGTACGTAGCAGCACCAGCAGATTGCCAAGTTAAAGTAGTGCCACTAGGCGATGTGTCGCCCCATCGGTTAGCTCTACCGCCACCTAGCAGATTGAAAGAATTCGAGACTGTAATGGAATAATTAGCCATAACATCCCCATATAAGGGGAGCATGAAAAGTCGCTAACTGACTGTAATCTCAGTAACTACTACGAGATCGTCATTAGTACCTTTGTTGATAACGCTCTCAGTGTCCCGACTTAACATGGTTCCCCCAGTTGTAGAGTCAAAAACTCCATACTCTGTGATCGCCCCTGCTGATGTCGTTCCACACGCGAAAGTTGCGGTGATGCGATAAATCGAACCAGCGACATTAGACATTGTGCCTAGTGCTCTATCAAGCTCAGTACCTAAAGCGGTATCAGAGCTGTTTTCTGCGGTAGCATCTGTGCCAATTCCTATGTAGTTCATAGTAAATGTGGCCGCCGCCGCCGCTGCGCTATTTAAAAAAGCAGCAACAAAAGATGTGCCATCAGTTGTGATGACGTTGTTGCCCTCTTTATAGTCCTTGACCTCGTTGTTAGGACCATAAAGGGTTACGTACCATCTACCTTTAAGCTTCATTTCCTTCTATCTCCTCATCATCGATAAGCTCCTTCTTAGCGTCTTTATCTACCATCACGTCTAAGTGCTTATTTCTGATGTGTTTTAAAAGACCGTTTTTGCTTAAGAACTCCTTAGTACAGACATGACAGACAAATTTCTCCGACTTTTCATCGTCGCTGACATTGCCTCTCTGATTATAGATTCTTTTCTCATCTTCCTTATCGATTACGATGTATTTATAAGATCTGGGATCCTGGACACCGCCCTTATCGAATAATGGCTGATGATACTGACCTCTGAACTGTACGGCCTCCTCATAGTCCATCTCTATATGGCTATTTGGTGCTATGTAAATTCTCTGGCCTTTGAAATCCTCTTCAAGAGGGTAGACATTTCTGTTGTGTACTTTTACTAGGTTATTCATATCGGTCCTTAGTTAGTTGAACATAACACTTTAAACGTCTGACTAGCTTTAGTAGTCGCGCTCGTATATGCTATTTGGAAAAATCTTGCTGCGATATTTACTGGAACATAACAGTTAGTAATCGAACTATCAAACTGAACCGCTGTAGGAGTAGCCGTAGCTACTACTGATTCATGATAGATTCGCCTAAATGTACCGTCCGCTGTATCTGATACTCTGAAAAAAACATCTGTTGCGCTCGTCATAGTAGGAATGCCAACCATGACCCTATTGTAGCCTCCTCCTAGATCTATTGCATTGGAGCTAGTTGCTAAACTCGCAATAGTCGTAGTGAAAGCCTTAACTGCTCCAACCATGATTATCTCCCGTAAACGGTTAACATGTATTCGTCGCCACTTGTGCAGCCAGTGATACCAATACTGCCTACGATAGAAGTTCCTTCTGGTCCTTCGTTCATAGCGTATTTTTCAGTAGCAGCAGTAGAGCTTTGATTAGCAACTGTAAACATTTCAACTACGTCAAAACCTGTATCTACAGTGCCAGTGGCCGCATCGGCAGTAACTCTTATAAAATGAACTCTTTGATTACCAAAAGTGGTTTTAGTCAAAAAAGAAGTAGTAAAAGCCATTTTAAACTCCTAAATAAATACAACTTTATTATTCTCTCCAGGATTTTCAGCCTGTGGTTTTTTGTGATTGTGTACTAAAAACATCTCATACACTTCCTTTAAAGGCTTTTGTATGATCTGCATTATATTTCCAGTATGGTAAGCTCCCATTATACCAGCTTCAGAAGCATTGATGTATACCCCAGGGATCCGCTGAGCTATACAATCAAACCATAGTTTGAAGTTATGGTACGATGCCCATGTTTTGCGGCAATTGCCAAATATGTCAGTGACTCTCATACAAGAACCTATGTCCTTGTCATAAGGTGAATCCCATGAATGGAATTTTACCTCTCCCTCGTTGGAAAAAGAAAAGTCAGCACCGACAAAGATAGTAACTTGAGATCCTAAAAAACCCTTCGTAATCATCGTGCTAGCACCTAATACGTTTCCTCCGCTCTCCACCCACACATAAAATGGCTCTATCTTCTCAACTTCCTCACGAAATTTATCATCAGGAACGGGTGCATTGAAGAAGTAGATATCCCCCTGCCATTTTTCTAAAAGCTTTGGATCCGTACCGATGTAACAGATTAATTTACGATCTTTTGATAGCTCCCAATACTCTTCAGGAGTTTTCGTTCCTCCCTCAGAGACTTCCTTTATCGTAATAGGACCAGCGTCCAAAGAAACATAGTAGTCCACGTTAGCATCGTTATCTTCCATATAATGAAAGTTGTGAAGACAACTAACTAGGCCCATGCCCTCTGGACGATCCTTTAAAAGATGAACATTTCTTTTCAATGAAGGACCAGAACCAGCGACTATACATGGCTTGCATTGCATAGAGCCATGAAGCTTACCAACAGACTTGTCAGCTAGCATTCCGAATCGTTCTTTATTGGAACGGATATTGGAAACCCAAGTATCGAACCACTTTTCTATAGTGACAGCATCGTTGCTACAAGCTTGCTGATGAGCTTGCTGAGTAGTCATCGGCGGTGACACTACGTATGGCTGTAATTCACAAATGATGTTCCTAATATCCATTGTTCCTCCAAATTAAAATACGGAAATATAAGCCGAGCCAGAAGCGTTTGAAACGATTTCCTCAAGTGCTTGGACGTTTGCTGGAGCAATGTTACCTGTAGTGTTAGATACAGGAACCCAGTAACCATTGTCTGCAATGTGCGCCAATCCTCTGGAAGCGATCGTTGCAGAAGTGGCACCAGCTTCAATCTTGCCAATACCCTTGGTCAACAACCAGCCATAAGTGCCAGTGGTTAGGGTAGCGTGATAGCAAACGCCAACTACTACGTCAGCAGAGGTTACAGCGGATACTGTAACAGACATTCCAGTTGCGCCGGACTGTAAAACAGCTCCTAACCCTGGATCGATGTCTTCACCACCATCGTTGTAAACCCAAACGTAGTCTCGGCCTTCGATATGAGCACGTGTACCAACCTCAGGATGCTTGGATCCTAAAGTAGCTGTTACATGAGAAGGTCCGTAAAAACGGACTGGATCTGCGCTATAAAAACTCATTATGCACCTCCTTATGCCGTCAACGCTGTAAGAGCAGCGTGATATCTGTTGTTAGAAGAACCAAAAGAACCCATCCATAAGATCCTGGAGACCTTAACTTGCTGATTTATTGGCTTTTGGAACGGTTCGGCTGTAAAGTTACGCTTGCTGTGATACCACAACATCAAGTGCTTCTCGTTGAGGAAGAAGACGTGATTTGCTGGGCAATGACTATCACTGATAAAAGGAATTCCATTGAACATAAGGTTCATGAAACCGCCTCTTGCGGTGTTGTCATCGGTAAATCTTTGTTGTGGTTGAAGCAGATTGTAATAACGATTGTAGTTAGCTCTGGTAGCCACACCAACGGATGGCTTTTCAGAATCTACGCTAGCATTTTCATACTGAGTTTGTAGAGCTGAAAGAGTTAATGTAGTCGTAGTAGAATCCACTTGTCCTTGCCACCATGAGTTGGTTGCTTGGGAAATTCCACCAACAGTCTGGTCGGTTGCAACGATATCACGCAATCCAACGATAGACTTGGAATCTGTCCCATCTGAGTACAAACCAGTACCCAAGGTGTCCTTTATAGTCTTCTCTGCAATCATCGCCTTAGAAGCTAAAAGCTTAAGTACAGCAGGAGCACCGCTGTTACGAAGCTCGTCTTCGTCAGTGATGGAAATACCTGCATAGAGAGACTTCCAGTTGTAGGAAGCAGCCGTGATGTTTTCGTTGTCAGTAGTATCGAGAGTTTCAGCTCCTTGATACCAACCGCTAGCAGTTGTGCTGGCATAGTTGAGCGGTACGTCGATGGTACGGCCACCGTCTACGGATACATACTGTCCACCTTTAAGAAAACGCTTTAAAAGGGGATTGCTATCAAAAATGTTGTCGAATAATTTAGGCATAATTTTCTTATGCGTAATTGCCGTCAATTGGTCTATAGAAACAGCCATTTTAAACTCCTATTTATTGTATTCCTAATTCTTGTATCCCTTCGTCAACTAGGTCAAAATAGGACTTACTCTTTATATTACTGGGATTTCTAACACCATGTAATGGAGTGTCGCTCTCGGCAATATACCCCTGTTGCTGTCTTTCCTGTAATTGTCTACTGGTATCCTCTTTAGCTTTGGTCACCGCTCTTGATATTAGCTGATCATGATAATAGTCTCTAAAAGCAGCTCTGAAATCGTTTATACCATTAGTCGCCATATGGGTTAAAACTTGCTGCTCAAGAGTCTGACCAGTTTCAGGATTGGAATAACCAAAATCTATGTCTGAATACTCTTTAATAGTAGTGTCGATCTGACCTGCTAAGGCAGCATCTTCACGTTGCCTCTGCTGATCTGTCATGAAGCCCTTAAATTCGTCCCTGAATTGACGTACTTCGGCCATCTCTTGTCGAATAGATTCCGGAACATCGCCCATATTAGCTTGCGTGCCTTCTTGCCCGTTAAAGCTGTTACGATTTTCCCACTGATTTCGTACAAAATTGGCCCATTCTGGGTTTTCACGAGAGTATTGATCGTATTGAGACCATCTACCCTCGGCTTCCCGCAAGGCGTTTTCTTTTTCCTGAACACTTTGTTGCCATGCTTCCCGCTCTTGTTTGAGTTGCTGCATGTTCTGAGCGTAGTGATAGCCCATAGATGCTCGCTTGAGAACCGTATCACGGTCTTCTCTTATCTCTTTCCCAGCGGCAGTGTATGTAAAAAGCTCAGGTTCAGAAGTCTGAGGTGCATGACTTTCTACCTGATTGCCAGTATCCTCTACTCCTAAAGAAAGATCGCCTTCATTTAATTCAAAATTATCCACTTTAACCTCTTAACCTTGTGGTCCTGCTACCGTGCCTTGTGTGTTTACTGGTCTTGGTTGTGGCTCGTTGCCCTGCTGCTGGCCGCCACCTTGCGCTGCTGCTTGAAGAACCTGTGTATATAGCTGAATAGCTTGCTGCATCATTTGCATAACTTCTTGAGGAGCACCAGCTCTTTGTAAAGCCTGACCTACAGCTTGCATGCCCTGAAGAACGTCAGTCGGTAAAGAACCGCCACCACCTTGGCCGCCACCCTGTTGGGATTGACCTTGACCTGGATCCTGTCTCATTTCGCCGTTAGCCATTTTAAACTCCCTGTTGTTGCTGAGCAGCCTGTTGTTGGGCCGCCGCTTGTTGTCTTTCTTGTAATCTTTGTAATATTTTTTCTTTATTAGGAACGTCCAATCGATTGAGAACTTCTTCCTCGTCGATGATGCCCCTATCAAATAACGCTAAACTCTTACGCTCAATATCAGC